ATGTCTACCCCTTTTGTTCTCGTTCGCCCCGTTTCTCCCCCGGCCGGTTACATCGGCGGAAAACGGAACCTTTCCAAGCGCATCTGCGCCATCATCGACCGCACTCCGCACTCCAGCTACGCTGAGCCTTTCGTGGGCATGGGCGGCATCTTTCTGCGCCGGACGCGGCGCCCAAAGGGAGAGGCGATCAACGATATTTCCGGCGACGTCGTCGGGCTGTTCCGGTGCCTGGCTGAACACTATCCATACCTTGTCGACATGCTGCGCTTCCGCGTCACCAGCAGGGCCGAGTTCGAGCGCCTGCTCGGGCAGGATCCCGAGCGCTTGACTGACCTGCAGCGCGCCGTGCGATTCCTCTACCTCCAGCGCCTGGCATTCGGCGGCAAGGTGTCCGGCAGGACCTTCGGCGTAGATGCGTCCAGTCCCGCTCGCTTCGACGTCAGCAAGATCGAACCGATGCTCGCCGACATCCATGATCGCCTGCAATCCGTCGTGATCGAGCGCCTGCCCTATAGCGACTTCATCCGCCGCTACGACCGCGAGGGCGCGCTGTTTTATCTCGATCCGCCGTACTGGGCCTGCGAGAAGGACTATGGCCCCGACGTCTTCACGCGGGAGGACTTCGCCGCGCTGGCCGACCAATTGGCAAGTATCAAAGGCAAGTTCCTCATGTCGCTCAACGACAATGAGGGTGTGCGGGAAGCTTTCGGCCGCTTCATCGTCGCGCCGATCGACACTACGTACAGCATCGGCACGGCATCGCGAGCAGCGCAGGAGGTACTCATCAGCAATTTCCCGCTCGCGGATAACGACGACTAATTGTTCGCTGTAAGCGAATTTATGTTGACACCGAGCGAACAAGCTGGCATTGGGGTCGTAGGCAGTCGTGAAAGGTACATCATAAACCCACTGACACTCGGGACGAGCAATCGTCTGCGGAACTTTCGTTGAAAGTTCTCACACTTGTCGGCTCTCGAGGTCCCACCGCGGGACCACCGTGATCGTCGATAAGGCGCGTCCTTGTGGACCGGACGCGTAGGCGAAAGGGGGGTGCTTCTTTTTCGTTGGTTCCCTGAACGTGTGGGACCGTCTCCATCCTGGAGCGGTCGTTCAGATAAAGGAACACACTCGTGAATAACATTCACTCATCGACTGCTGAAAAGAAGCGAACTGAACTGGTAGAAGTTAAGAAGTCCCTCCGGGAACGATTGCTGAAGCCGGTGACTTTGAGGAACGTGCTTACCGCTGCCAGCGCTGTTTGGAAGCTGTACCGCATTTACCCCATTGTCAGGGATTTCTTGGCGAAGGCCTTGGAACACCTGCTGTAACCCCCCCTTGATACCTTACCAACAGGGGTTGGTAGGAGATGTGAAATGTATGACAGAGCGCTAAAAACTATCCGGCAGTACCATAAGCTTTCTCAGGCTGAGATGGCTGCGCAGATAGGAATATCTCGTTCTTATCTAAATGAAATCGAACGGGACAGGAAAGAACCGAGTCTCGACATATTGAAGAAATATGCAACGAGATTTGATCTTCCGTTGTCTTCATTGATGCTGTTCGCGGAACAGGCACAAGACTCGCACTATGACAGGGCTCGTGTCTTCTTCGCAGACAAAGTCCTAAAGATGCTAGAATGGGTAGCAAAGGACGAAGACGATGGGACGTTCAAGAAGGATACGCCACACTAAGCGCATTCCTCTTGAGCAATGCCATTTATACGGCATCAGTTCGCCACACGCGCTCGCAAAGCGTCTAGGGTGGCCACTTGAAAAGCTAGAAAATCTCGCAAAGTCTGGTGGATACTCTGTTTATCCGCATCGTACTACTCAACGAACGATTGAAGAGCCAGGCAAGGCCCTTCAGAGCCTGCACAAGCAGATACATCGCTATCTAGCACGAGTAGCGGCGCCGGATTACTTGCATTCCGCTGTGAAAGGTCGGTCATACCTGACGAACGCTCAGGCCCACATTGGCCAAGGCGGCTTGATTAAAGTGGATATCGCGAAGTTCTACCGGAAAGTTGCACAGCATAAGGTGATGCACTTTTTTCGTGATAGGATGCGATGTGCGGAAGATGTCGCGGGGCTATTAGCAAACCTTATTTGTTATAAAGGACACCTTCCGACTGGAAGTTCTGTTAGCCCGATAATGTCGTTCTATGCGTGCCGCGAGATGTTTCAGGATTTGGCAGCACTGGCCGACCGTCATCAGTTGCAAATGACATGCTACATTGACGACGTAGCGATGTCCGGTGTCAACGCTTCCCCGGCGGTCTTAAGAGAGGCTCGGGCGCTGATCTTCCGTGAAGGGCTGACGGCGCACAAAGATCGCTATTTCGACCCGAAAAATTCGAAGCTGGTCACCGGAGTGATTGTTCACTCAGACGGAATTTCACTGCCGCATTCTCGCTGGAAGAAAATCAAAACTGCGATTGCGGAACTCACCGCTTGTGGCAGCGATGACGAACGGTTGGCGATCTATCCTCGCTTGGTATCCCGTCTTTACGAAGCAGCGCAGATTGACCCAAAGTGCAGAAAGTTGGCCGAATTCCACCACAATGGGTGGCGGCTATTAAAAGGCGCGCCACCCAAAGCTGCGTCGATCTAAATCCCAACTTCAGCCGAATTGCTTGGCCTGCATTTGGACAGCCGCCTGACCAAATGCAGCCCCGCGAAAGCTGATCCTTCCCGCGCCATGGTCGCACCATGGCGCAATCCAACGACCATGAGCAGCTGACCGGCGAGGTCATTCAGGTGGGCACCGTTGCGTCCATCGACCACGCCGCGCGCACTTGCACCGTTCAGCTGGGCGATCTGGAAACCGGGGATCTGCCGTGGGTCGCCCTTCTTGCGGGGCGGGTTAAGCTCTGGTGCCCGCCCTCTCAAGGCGAACAGTGCGCCGTCCTTTGCCCGGAAGGCGATGTCGATAACGGCATAGTGCTGCCCGGCATCTACTCGGATGCCAATTCGCCGAGCACGTCGGACCCCGACGTCTTCGAACTCGAATTCCCTGACGGCGCCGTCCTCTCCTACAACCACGCAACCCACGCGCTCGCCGTCACCCTGCCCGCAGGCGGCACCGCCGCGCTGACCGCGCCCGGCGGCGTGACGATCGAGGGCGACGTTTCCATCAAGGGCAACGTCTCGATCGAGGGCAAGGCCGAAGTGTCGGAAGACGTCGTCGGCGGCAGCATCAGCCTCAAGGGCCATAAGCACACCGGCGTCGCCGCAGGATCTGCGCAGAGCGGAGGTCCCGTCTGATGGCCGCCATGAATGAGGTCACCGGCGAACTGATTGAGGGCGACGAAGACATCCGCCAGTCGGCCGGAATCATCCTGCGTACCCGCATCGGCTCGTGTGTCGGCCGCCGCGAGTTCGGCTCGCTGGTGCCGGACCTGATCGACCAGCCCATGACCCGCGCCAACATCCTGCGGATCTACGCGGCCACGGTCATCGCCCTGACCCGCTGGGAAGACCGCATCCGCCTGGATCAGGTCGGCCTGGTGGCCGGTGCCACGCGCGGCTCTGCCGTCGTCGTCCTCGACACCCGGCGCACCGGCACCGCGTCCAACGCCCGCTCCCGCCTTCTCGTGCCCGTCTCTCTCTAACCAAGGATCCTGTTCATGGCCTTCAAGCACGGCATTACCCTCACCGAGATCAGCGACGGCGCCCGCACGCTTACCGCTGTTTCCACCTCCATCATCGGCCTGGTCGCCACCGGCGCCGACGCCGATGCCACCACCTTCCCGCTCGACACCCCGGCGCTGGTCACCGACATCGAGACCGCGATCGGCAAGGCGGGCACGGACGGCACGCTGGCCAAATCGCTGCGCGCCATCGCCGACCAGACCCGCGCTGTCGTCGTCGTCGTGCGCGTCGAAGAAGGCGCTGACGACGCTGGCACCGCCAGCAACGTCATCGGCACCACTACGCCTGAGGGCAAGAAGACCGGCATGCAGGCCCTGCTCGACGCCAAGTCGCAGCTGGGCGTAAAGCCGAAGATCCTCGGCACCCCCGGCCTCGAAACGCAAGCCGTCACCACGGCGCTCGTTACCATCGCCAAGAAGCTGCGCGGCTTTGCCTATGCTCGTGCGATCGGCGATACAGTTGCCGCCGCTTTGCTCTACCGCGCCAACTTCTCGGCACGCGAACTCATGCTGCTGATGCCGGACTTCGTCCTGTTCGACACCGCGACCAGCACCAATGTCACCGGCTACGCCGCCGCCTACGCGATGGGCCTGCGCGCGCTGATCGACACCCAGACCGGCCCGCACAAGACGCTCTCGAACGTCGCCGTCAGCGGCGTCGTCGGCGTCAGCCAGCCCATCCGCTGGGATATCGAGGATGACACCAGCGAGGCCAACCTCCTCAACGCGTCCGAGGTCACCGCGCTCGTCCGCACCGACGACGGCTTCCGCTTCTGGGGCAACCGGACCTGCTCGGACGATGACCTGTTCGCCTTCGAGAGCACCGTGCGCGTGGCCCAGCTGCTCGCCGACACCGTGGTTGCGGGCATGCTCTGGGCCATCGACAAGCCGCTGAACCCGGCGCTCGCCAAGGATATCGTCGAGACCATCAACGGCTTCGGCCGCCAGCTGAAAACGCAGGGCATCGTGCTCGGCTTCAACGCCAAGTACGACGAGGCGAACAACAGCACCGCCAGCCTCAAGGCGGGCAAGCTGCGCATCGACTACGACTACACCGTGCCGCCGCCGCTCGAAGACCTCGGCTTCAACCAGCGCATTACCGACAGCTACTTCGCCGACTTCGCGAACCAGCTGGCCGAAGCGGCCTGATCCGGCCGCCCCTTCTCCCCACTCGATCATAGGAGCCCACCATGGGATTTCCCCGCGTCCTCAAGGACCAGATGCTGTTCAACGAAGGCAATGACTACCAGGGCGACGCCAAGACGGTCGGTCTGCCCAACCTCACCCGCAAGATGGAGGAGTATCGCGGCGCCGGTATGAGCGGCGCCGTCTCGCTCGACATGGGGCAGGAAGCCATGGAGGCTTCCATGACCTTCGCCGGGCCGATGCGGGACATCATCCGCCAGTGGGGTACCCCCACGGTGGACGGCGTCTACATGCGCTTCGCCGGGAACTACCAGCGCGACGACACCGCTGAAATCGACACCGTCGAAGTGATCCTGCGTGGCCGGTTCTCGGAGATCGAGTTCGGCGATCAGGAAACCGGCGAAGTCGGCGACTTCAAGGTCACCATGGCCGTCGCTTACTACAAGCTGGTTTGGAATGGCCGCACCGAGATCGAGATCGACCCGATCAACATGGTCGAAGTCGTCAACGGCATCGACCTGCTCGCCGCGCGCCGCAACGCGCTCGGCATGTTCTGATCCCCGGCCCGGCCACACGCCGGGCCGCTTCCCCTCCCCGCTGATCTACCCCCGACATCCGGAGACCTTCCATGACCCGTGCCAAGGCCAATCTGGCCGCATCGACCGCCATTGCTACCGCTGCCGCGCCGGACGTGCGCACCGTCACGCTCGACGCGCCGTTCACGCGCGGCGAAACCACGATCGAGACCGTGCTCGTCCGGAAACCCAAGTCCGGCTCCCTGCGCAATCTCTCGCTGTCGGCACTGCTCAACCTCGAATACAGCGCGCTGGAAACGCTCCTGCCGCGCATCACCGATCCGATGCTGTCCAAGCAGGATATCGCCAATCTCGATCCCGCCGACCTCACCCAGCTCGGCAGCGAGATCATGGATTTTTTGCTGCCGAAGGGCGCGAAGCAGGATCTCTCCCAGCGGACGTAACCGACGCCATGGCAGATATCGCCAGCGTCTTCAGCTGGCCGCCGTCCGAGATGGACGGATGGTCAATCGCCGAACTGGTGATCTGGCGCGCGAAAGCCGAAAAGCGCGCCGGATCCGCCGACACCTCACCGAAACGCGGGAAACGATAAGTGTCTGACAGGAATCTGCGCATCCGGGTGCTCATGGAAGGCGCCGACCGGCTCACCCGGCCGATGCGGGACGCTGCCTCGGGTTCCTCCCGGCTTGCGCAGACCCTGAAGGCCACCCGCGACCAGCTGAAAGGCCTGCAACGCGCGCAGGCCGACGTGGGCGAGTTCCGCCAGCTGAAACAGGGCATGCGCGAGAGCGAACGCGCCATGCAGCAGGCCCGCGCCAGTGCCACCGAACTCGGCCGCGCGCTGGGCGCGACCACCAACCCCACCCGCGCCATGCGCACCGAGTTCGACCGCGCGCGCCGCGACGCCGAGCGCCTGACCGCCCAACACCGCCAGCACGAAACCCGCCTGACCGAGGTCCGCAGCCGCCTCGCGGCGGCCGGGGTCTCGACCCGCAACCTTGTGGGCGAGGAACGCCGCCTCCGCAGCGAGATTGAGCGGACCAACGACAGCCTGCACAGTCAGGATCGGCGTCTTCAGGAGGTGTCCGATCGGGAGCGCCGCTTCTCCGCTGCCCGCTCGCGCTTCTCGCAGGTGCAGGGTTCGGCGGCCGGTCTCGCTGCTGGGGGCGCTGCGGCGATCGGCACCGGGCTGGTCGTCGCCCGCCCGCTGGAAGGCGCCGCGCAGGACGCCATGGAATTCGAGTCGGTGATGACCGACATCAACCAGAAGGTGAACCAGAGCCGCGAGGCCGGGCGCCTGATGGGCCTCGACCTCCGCAAGGCCGCGCTGGCCGTCAACCAGCTGCCGTCCGATCTGCAGAAGGGCGTGGACACGCTCACCGGCTTCGGCCTCGGCGCGCAGCAGGCGGTCGATATGATGACGCCGATCGGTCGCGCGGCGACCGCCTACAAGGCTGAGATCGACGATCTCGGCCGAGCCACTTTTGCGTCCTACGACAACCTGAAGGTGCCGATCGCCCAGACCGGCAAGGCGCTCGACGTGATGGCCCAGGCGGGCAAGAGCGGCGCCTTCGAAGTCAAAGATATGGCGCAGTATTTTCCCGAACTGACCGCAAGCATGCAGAGCCTCGGCTCCAAAGGCATCCCGGCCGTCGCGGATCTCGCAGCCGCGCTCCAGATCACCCGCAAGGGCGCTGGCGATTCAGCCGGGGCCGCGACCAACCTTCAGAACCTGCTCTCCAAGATCAACGCCGGGGACACGATCAAGAACTTCAAGAAGTTTGGCATCGACATTCCCGCCGCGATGAAGAAGGCCGCCAAGGAAGGGCGCAGCCCGATCGAAGAGATCGTGCGCCTGACCCAGAAGGCCACCGGCGGCGACCAGGCAAAGCTATCCAGCCTGTTCGGCGACATGCAAGTGCAGCAGGCCCTGCGCCCGCTCATGTCCGCGTTTCAGGAATACCAGACCATCCGCGCCGACGCCCTGAGCGCCGACGGCACGGTCAACACCGATTTCGCCGATCGCATGCAGGACAGCGCGGAGAAGGTGAAGCGGCTGCAAATTCAGTCGAAAGACCTTTCGACCACGGTGGGCGAACAGCTGCTGCCCATGATCGCCTCCGCCTCGGATTACATGTCGTCATGGGCGGGCAGCATCGCCAACTTTGCAAAGCGTCATCCCCAGCTGACCCGCGCCCTCGCCTTCGCCGCCACCCTGTTCGCGGGGCTGTTCCTGATCATGGGCGGGGGCGCTATCATCCTCGCCGGGCTGGTCGCGCCGTTCGCCGTGCTGTCGGCCGCCGCGACAGCGCTTGGCATCGGGATGCTGCCGCTGATCGGTATCGTCGCTGGTATCGTGCTGGGCATCGGCCTGCTCGCGGCGGCTGGCTACCTGATCTACGATAACTGGGGCGCGATCACTGCGTGGTTCAGCGGCATCTGGACCGAGATCCAAGGCTACTTCAACGGCGGCATCGCGGGCATTGCCTCCATGCTGCTTAACTTCTCGCCCATGGGCCTGCTCTACGCGGGCTTCGCCGCGCTGATGAACTGGCTGGGTGTCTCGATGCCCTCGCGCCTGTCGCAGGCGGGCAGCGACCTGATGCAGGGCCTCATCAACGGCATCACCGGCCGCCTTTCAGCGCTGAAATCTACGATCGTCGGCGCCGCGAATTCGGCCGTCAGCTGGTTCAAGGAGGTGCTCGGCATCCACTCGCCATCACGCGTCTTCGCCAGCCTCGGCGGCTTCGTCATGGCTGGCCTGGACGAAGGTCTCGCCAGCAACACGGCGGGGCCTCTGCAACGCGTCGGGCAGCTCGGGAGCCGCATGGCGAGCGCCTTCTCAGCTGATGGGCTGGTACCGCGCCTCAACGCCATGTCCGGGCAGATGGCGGGTGCGCTCGCAGCGGGTGCCGCCGGAACCGCCCTGGCCGCCGCCCCGGCAACGGCGCAGACCGGAGCCGCTGCCACGGCCTCGGCGCCCGTATCCGTCACGTACAGCATCAAGATCGAAGTCACCGGCGGCGCCCAAGCCCAGGACATCGCCGACGAGGTCCGCAAAGCGATTGAGCAGATCGAGCGCGAGCGGCGCGGTCGCGGCTTCGGTGACGACTGAGGAAGGACACCATGCATCTTCTCGCCCTTGGCATGTTCCTGTTCGAGATCGGCACGCTCGGTCCCGACGAATTGCAGCGCAAGACCGACTGGCGCCACGCCCGCTCGGGCCGCGTCGGCGCGCGCGACGCCACGCAGTTTGTCGGCCCCGGCGATGAGACGATCAGTCTTTCCGGCGCCGTCTATACCGAGATTGCGGATGGCCGCGTCTCGATCGACGAACTGCGCGAAATGGCAGACGCGGGCGAAGCGATGCCGCTGGTCAGTGGCAACGGCAGGGTGTTCGGCAACTACGTCATCACCGCGATCGACGAGCGTCACGCCGTGATGATGGCAGACGGCACCCCGCGCCGCATCGACTTCGGCATCGACCTCCTGCGCGTCGATGACGCCGCGCCGACCAACTCCACGGAAGCCGCGGCATGACCGAAGCCATCAACAACATGGCCGATTGGCGCGTGACGCTGGACGGCAAAGACCTTTCCGACCGCATCAACCCCCGCTTGGTCTCCCTCACCCTGTCGGAGAAGCGCGGCGACGAAGCGGATCAGCTGGACATCGTGCTGAGCGACACGGACGGCATGCTCGCCATCCCAAAGGAAGGCGCCGTGCTCAAGCTGCAGCTGGGCTGGAAGCAGGGCCGCGACGTCACCGTGGGATTGGTCGACAAAGGCAGCTTCAAGGTGGACGACGTCCAGCACAGCGGCCCGCCGGACCAGATCACGATTAAGGCGCGCGCGGCGGACTTCACCAGCGCTATCCGCAATCGCCGGTCGCAGTCGTGGAAGAAGACGACGCTCGGCGCTGTCCTGCGCGATCTCGCTGGGCGTAATGGCCTGACGGCGCGGATCACCGCCTCGCTCGCCGCGATCGCGCTGCCCTCGATCAGTCAGAGCCGGGAAAGCGACATCGCCTTCCTGCGCCGCCTCGGTCGCGAACACGATGCGGTCGCCACGATCAAGGACAAGAACCTGATCTTCGCGCCGAAGGGCGCTGGGCAGACCAGTACCGGCAAGGCCCTGCCCACCCTCTCGATCACGAAGGCCAGCGGCGACGGCCACAACTGGCAGCGCCAGAAACGCGACGGCCAGCAGGGCGTTACCGCCAGCTGGCACGATAAGAAGGCCGCGAAGCGCAAGACCTTTACCGTAGGCAAGGAAGATGGCGCGAAGAAAATCCGGAAGGTCTACCCGGACGAGGCTTCCGCCAAGCGCGCCGCTGTGGCCGAGCGCGACCGCCTGAAGCGCGCCCCGGCCACGCTCGATATCCGGCTTGCACTGGGCAGGCCGGATGCGATGCCCGAAGCCCGCGTCAGCGCATCAGGCTTCAAGGACGAGATAAATGCCACGACGTGGCTGATCTCTGAAGTCACTCACCGCCTGGACAATCGTGGCGGATTTACCAGCGATCTCCGGATGGAAACAGCACCGGACTAATTCGCTTCTCAGTCACCCTTTTGCGTAATCGCAGCTTCAATCGCTCGTCTCAGGTCGATGATCGTTTCGCGATCACCACCAGTCGTTGCTTGCACTTCACCCGAAGATGTCGCGAGCATCAGATGATAAACAGGCTTGGGACGCTTTTTGTACGCCAAGACCGTTGCACCCGCAAAAACGGCAACAAACAGGAAGCTTTTGATTGAAGGCGAACCCATCGCGGCCAGAGTAGTAATTATCGTGATAATAAGGAGTCCGACCCACAGGCACCCCGATTTATTTTCAACCCTGACATCGACAGAATTTATCTTATCAATCGCGTAGCTTTTAGAACCAAATCGCGCGAAGTGGCGGTCTACTTTAATGTTACCAATTTCGTAAAACACTTTGCCCCCTTAAAATCCGCTTCCCCAAAAAATCTTCCGTTGCGGTTACTTGGACTCGCTCCCTTTCCCCTCAGAGTTGGGAACTTCGATATCGACGAGATCCCAACCAAGCCCATCCCGCTGGAAAACGAGCGTCGGCACCTTTTCACCTTCCTTCACTTTCGGGTGAGCGGTGAAACGGTCGAAACCACGGCGCTCAATCGCCCAGTCGGTTTCTTCGCCTTTGGTCTGTTCCGCAGCAGACTTGTCGGGATTTTTCATCTTCCCGCTTTCGACCATCACCTTGATGCCGTCGGGCGAGATCATACCGTCGATCATCGGGTCGATGATCGCGCCAGCGAACGCCATGCCCACGGCCGCGAAGGGATTGTCTTTATCCTTGGCCATCTCCGCGAGCATCATCGCCCGCATCTGACTTTTCATCGATTCACGGATCGCCGAGAAATCAACGCGATCACGGAGTTCTTCCTTGTCACCCGCCAAGGCGGCATCTTTCAGCCCCTTCATGGCGAGCCCTGGCGACAGCCAGTACCACCCCCCAGCAGCGAGAACGATCGCGGCAACGCCCGCGAGAACAACCTTTTTCATCTGAGCCCCCCGTTCAGGAATCCTGAGCGGCGCTAAGCCCCGCGCTATCTGCCTGTCTACACGAAATTTTTCGGCCCGAGGCGATTGCCTCTTTCCTACACGATTTGTCATCGCCAGTAGTAGAACGAATCAGGAACACGCAGAGGTGCAACAGAGTGAGTGGGGACGTGCTGCGACTGACGCCGGGCTGCGATTTTGGCTGTCCGATGTGCAGCGTAGGCTGCGCTACGGTCGTGGCGATTCGCGATCGTCTGTGGCGGCAGATCGAGGAGGAACGTCGCTTGCAGGCGACGAGGCCGCACCCGGATCGGGCAGATAGGGTCCGATCCCTGCAAAGCCAGATGGAAGCCATCGAGCAAGAATTTCAGCAGTCTCGTCCCTGGACGCCCCTTCAGGAACAAGAACGAGCAGCTTGGCGAACATCTCACGGAGCGCGGCTTCACTAGGCAGCGCCACCTGCATCGTCACAAACTGAATGGCCGGTCGAGCTGCCTCAACCGCACGTGCCTCGGGTTCAGCCTCATCATCATTCAACCCTGCGAGTTTCAGGACTTCGGCAGGATCTACGCCACGCACAGACAAGACGGCAGCTATCTGCCGCGCGAGGTCGAGCGGCAACTCGCGTTTTTTGAAGCGGTTTGGATCCTCGAAATACGCATAGCGCGAATGACCGATGCCGAGTTCATCCGCCATTGCACGAATGGTCAGCGGAGGAACGGCGGATTTCCGCAACTCTTTAAGTCGGATGTTCACTGAGACTGTCACCCGCACAGCCATGCAAAAAAATTGCACAAGGTATGTGCAAATTGCGGGTTGCTTCTTGTGTTATTTTTTTGCACAAGCTTGGTCATGGAACGGCTCAGTTCAATCTTCGACCTTTTCGGCGGCATACGCCCGATGGCGCGCTCGCTCGGCGAAAGCCCAAGCAAAGTCATGGCATGGAAGCGCGCTGGCCACATTCCTGCCCAGAAGCAGGCCGAGGTTCTCGAAAAGGGCATTGCCCTTGGTGTGCCGCTCACCGCCGAACACGTAGTCTTCCCCCTTGGTCGTTCTGCCGATGATGTAACGAAAGCGGCGACAGACGTCGCTTGCACTCGACAGGCCGAAACGCAACGCTCGGACGACGGGCAATGACCAAGACCCGCGCCCCGCTCAGCTTCTCGCTCGCGATCACCACTGTGGCTGGCGTCATCGGATGGCAGACCGCCGCCCGCATCACCCGCCGTTCTGTCCGCACGATTCGCCACTGGAGCGAAAGCGACAGACACGGCGCCCCTACCCTCGATCAGGCAATCGCATTGGACCGGGCCTATGTGGCTGCTGGCGGCGCGATGGCGCCGATCCTCGCGAGCTACATGCTGCAGATGGACGTTGCTGCCGTTGATCCGGTCGCCTGCCGCACCGCGCTCGCCGAGGACATCGCGTTGCTGTCGCGCGAGACCGGCGACGCCATCAGCCACTGTATCCAGGCGCTTCAGCCGGGTTCGACGCCCGCCGAAATCTACCGCGCCATTGCCGAAACCCAAGAAGCGGACGCGGTCATTCCGCGCCTTCTCGGTCGGTTGAAAGCACTTCTGCCCGGCAATGGCGCCGGGGCCGAAGCTAGGGGGCACATCTAGCAATGTCACGTCATGCGAAACTTCCACACGTCACCTGCCCGGCTTGCGGCGGTCGCGCATTCGCGCGGTCTTCCGGCAAGTCGAGCGCGACTTTCCGAGAGGTCTACTACGACTGTCGGAACCCGGATGTCTGCGGACATCGCTTCGTCGTCGAGATGCAGGCCGTCCGCACGGTGCGCGCCAGCAGCTATCCGAACCCGCTGCACACCCTTCCGATGACGCAGTGGCGCCCGGCCGCGAACGACCGGGCCGACAACGACAACGGTCCTGCCCCGGCCCCGGACACCAGCGCCGCCGGCACCTGACCTGACGGCCGCGCTGGCCTGACCTGACACTTCCGAATGCCTTCAACCCGGCTCGCTTCCGGGAACGCCCCCGCTTTGCCTTTTTCCCGCACTCCACCGGAGCCATCCCATGCTGCACATCCCGTCCAGCCAGTTCCGCACGGTTCACGTTTCCCGGCCTGTCTGGCCTGACGTGAAGCCGTCCACTCTCGCCGCCTGGCGCGATCTCTGGCGCACCGCGCCCCGCGAGGTCCGGCGCGACTTCCTCGCCCTCACCGCCGCGACGCCGGTACTGCTCGGCGCCTTCGCCGCCCTCTGGATCATGGTGCCAGCATGAGCGCGCGGCGCCCCGCATTCTTCATCGGTCAGTCGGTGATCATCTCGTCGCAGCGGTGGACGCCGAATGGCTGGGTTCCCGCCACCGAGACCGGTCTCGTCCTTACCCCCAGCGTCATGCGCCACAAGCGCCGGGGCTTCGTGGAAGTCTGGCGGGGCAGCGGAATGTTCCCCGAAGTCGAAATCTACCCGCGCGAAGCCCTGTCGCCCGCCTGATCCCTGCCGAAAGACCCGAATTTCCCATGCAAATGCGAGATGATATTCGCCGCGAGCTGATGCCGCTCCTGAAGACCGACTTCCAGTGGAAGAAGGACCAGGGCGAGTGGCTGCAAGGCGGCAAGTGCCCTGAATGCGACGGGCGCGAGGTCTACACCCGCTCCGAAAGCCCTTGGGTGCTCAAGTGCGGCCGGGCCAACCGCTGCGGGTGGGAATCCTCTATCCGCGATCTCTATCCCGAGATCTTCGATACGTGGTCGAAGCGCTTCAAGAAGACGGCGCAGAGCCCGAATGCGGCTGCAGATGCCTACCTGACTGATGCCCGCGGCCTCAACCTCATGGGCATGCGCGATGCCTACTCGCAGGAGTATTTCCGCGACGACGCGCGCAACATCGGTTCGGCCACCGTTCGCTTCCCGCTGCCGGGCGGCAGCTGGTGGGAACGTCTGATCGACCAACCCGGCCGGTTTGACCGCAAGGCGCATTTCGCGCCCCGCAAGCCCTACAAGGGGCAGGCGTGGTCGCGGCCGGACGCGTCCATGGAAGACTTCGCCAACGCGCCCAGCATCTGGTTCGCGGAAGGCATCTTCAACGCCTGGGCACTCGAACAGGCGGGCCAGCGCGCCGCGTCCACCATGTCGAGCAACAACTACCCCAGCGAGTTCCTGAAGCAGCTGCGGACGCACATCGCTGCCTCGGACCGGCCGCACCGCAGCCCGCGCATCGTGTTCGCCTTCGACGTCGGCCCAGCTGGCACCAAGGGCAACCGCGATTTCGTCAAGCAGGCCCGCAAGGACCGCTGGGACGCGTCCGCCGCGCTGCCAATGGGCGAGGACGAAACCGGCAAGGAACTCGACTGGAACGACCTGCTCCAGCTGGAGCGCCTGACCGAGAAGCACCGGGCAGAATACCTCTGGCACGGGCAGGTTCTGCTCGCCGAGACGGCCCAGGAAAAAGCCTACCTGATCTGGGAAAAGCACCGCTGGAACAGCTTCCACTTCAACTTCGGCAACCGGACATACTGGTGCGCGATCGACGTCTCGATCGTGCAGGAGAAGATCGACGAGTACCGGCGTGGACGTACGCGTGAACTGAAGGAAGTCGACAGCGAGGAAGAGGCCAATATCCGCATGGAGGCCTCCCGCGAAGCGCTGGCCGTCGAGGAAATCGCCAATTGCGCATTCCGCGTTCTCTACCGGCAGCGGGACGAGGCGACGGACGAGACCAAGTTCTTCCTGAACATCCGCTACCCCAGCGGCAAGCGTCCGGCGGTAAAGGGCGACTTCACCGCGCCCCAGCTGCGCAAGGCCTCGAACTTCGAAGATCGCCTATTCGCCTTCGGCGGCGTCTGGACCGGCAACGCCCAGCAGCTGACCCGCATGCTTCAGCACCAGACACCAGACCTGCCGGACGTGCGGCCGCTCGGCTTCACCGGCTACTGCCGGGAGGCGAAGGCCTATGTGTTCGGCCAACTCGCCGTCTCGAACGGCCGCGTGTTCAAGCCCAACGACGACGATTTCTTCCAGATCGGGAAGCAGGCGCTGAAGCTGGGCACATCCGAGCGTCTGCTCGATATCGACTACGACGCGGACAACCTAGACACCAGCTGGCTTGCCGACCTCTGGACGGCATACGGTGCCAAGGGCCTCGTCTGCCTAACGTTCTTCTTCGGCTCGCTCTTCGCCGAGCAAGTCCGAGCCGAGATGAAGAGCTTCCCGTTCCTCGAAATGCATGGCTTACCCGGCACCGGCAAGACCACGCTGGTCGAGTTCCTTTGGAAGCTGCTCGGCCGCGAAAACTACGAAGGCTTCGACCCGGCCAAGGCTACCCCCGCCGCTATGGCGCGCAACCTCGGCAAGGTCGGCAACCTGCCCGTCGTCCTGATCGAGGGCGACCGCCGGGAAGAGGCGAGCCACGCCCGCAAGTTCGAGTGGGAAGAACTCAAGACCGCGTACAACGGGCGCACCGTCCGTTCGCGCGGCGTGAAGAACGGCGGGATGGAGACGTTCGAACCGCCCTTCCGGGGCGCGATCGTCATCGAGCAGAACGAGCCGGTCAATGCGAGCCGGGCCGTGCTCGAACGAATCATGTCGCTGGGCTTCGACATGGCGGGCTGGTCGGCGGACACAAAGGCCTCGGCCGAGCGGCTTGAGCAATGGCCGATCGAGAAGGTCTCAGGGTTCATCGTCCACGCTGCCAAGCGCGAGAACGAGATCATGGGCCGCTTCCGGCAGGCCTTTGCGCAATACGAGGATGAACTGCTCGCCATGCCGGGCATTCGCACCAACCGCCTCGCGAAGACCCACGGCCAGTTGCTCGCGTTCCTCGACGCCATACGCGCGCTGCTGCCGCTCACCGATGACCAGCAGGCGGCAACGGCCAAGTTCATCGTCGAGATGGCGGCCGACCGGCAACTCGCCGTCAACAGCGAAGACCCGATCGTCAGCCTGTTCTGGGAGCGGTTCGACTACCTCGAGGAGAACGAGGATCCTGCAGCCCTCTCCGGCCACATCAACCATCACCGCCGCCATGCCGAGGGCATGATCGCAGTCCGCCTCAACGAGATGGAGGCCCGCTGCGCTGAGAAGCGTCTGGCGCTGCCGACCCATGCCGAACTGATCCGCGCGCTCAAGACCTCGAAATCGCGCCGGTTCATCGAACAGACCGCCGTCAATTCCCGGAACGACGGCGTCCCCCCGGTCCGCTGCTGGGTCTTCCACGACCGTTCGCGCGCGACCTCCTCCAATTCCTGAAATCGAAAGGACGAACATGCGTAGCGTTCCCTCCCTTCTGTCCATGATTGACGAACCCAATGCGTGGGCGCCGACGGTGATGCCGTGGGACTATATCCGAATGCGCCGCGAGGCCGCTGGCCTGTCGGTCGAACAGGCCGCCCGGCCCTTTTGGCACCGCAAGGAACATCGGGCTGACGTCGAGCGCAACATGCACCGAATCGAGACGGTCGGTTTCCGGGTGAAGCGCCTGTGGGACATGTCCCGCTCGTTCCGGCTCAACCTGACGGTCTACCGCCAGCTTTGCGACACCCCGCCCGACATGCACCCGCGCCTCTGCCTGGCATGCGGATGGGACGAGTGGTCCGCGCAGCTCGATGTCGAGGGCTTCGACTGCACATGGTCCGACGCCGACCCGCAAATCTGCACCCGCTGCGAACAGCTGCGCCGCCCCTTGTTCAAGCAGCGCCTGCCGAACTTCCACCCCACCAACACGCCCCACGGCGGCCACCAGATCGCCGCCTGAGCACCAAGGAGCATCTCATGTCCAGCAGCACCGCCGCAGACAGCCTGCGCAACCACATCGAAGCCATCGAGAAAATGGAAGAGGAGATCCGCGACATGCGCAGCGATGTCAGTGAGCGATACAAATGGGCGAAGGCCGAAGGCTACGACGTCAAGTGCATGAAGCAGATCGTCGCGATCCGCCGCATGCGTCCCGACGATCGCCACGAAATGGAGAGCATCGTCGACACCTACAAAGCCGCACTGGGGATCGACTGACCATGGCCCCTCGCCCCTCGAACGCAGTCCACCCGATCGGCTGCACCTGCCGTGCCTGCGCGCCCGTCGCAGACCGCAAACGCCGCGCCAGCCTCGCGATCAAGGGCACCTCTCGCGCCCTGTTTCTGATCGCCGCGCTGATCGCGATACCGTTCATCATTGTTCACGCGCTCTCCAGCGCGAAGGATGCCGCTAACAAGTGAACTTTTCTGAGGCCTTTGATGCGATTGCCATCGCCATTGCGCACTCTCTAGCGCGGCAGCACCATGCCGAATCGATGGCTAATTGCATCAAGGAAGTTTCGAATGCGCACGGCGATCTACGCCCGTTTCAGCAGCCAGCTGCAAAAGGACTCCTCGATCGAGGATCAGGTCCGCGTTTGCACGGAGCGCGCTGAGCGAGAGGGATGGACGGTTACGGCCGTCTTTTCGGACTATGCTATGTCCGGCGCCGTGCGCGACCGCCCCGGTCTCAATTCCCTTATCGAGCATATCAAGGCCGGTAGCGCCGACCAGGTATTGGCCGAAGCCATCGACCGCCTCTCTCGCGACCAGGAAGATCTCGCTGGCATCCACAAGCGAGTTCGCTTCCTGGGCGCGCGCATTTTCACGTTATCGGAAGGCCCGATCGACGAACTGCAGATTGGCTTCAAGGGCACGATGGCCAGCCTGTTCCGGAAAGATCTGGCCGACAAGATCAAGCGCGGTCAGGGCGGTCGGGTCGCCGCTGGCCGCACACCCGGCAATATCGTCTACGGCTATCGTAAGGTGCATCGTCTGGATTCTCGCGGCGAGGCCGAGCGCGGCCTGCGCGAGATCGATCCCGAGCAGGCCGATATCGTTCGTCGCGTCTATGCCGAATACATTGCGGGCGAATCGCCGCTTGCGATCGCCCGGCGCCTGAATGCGGAAGGCATCCCCTCGCCTTCCGGCGGCACTTGGAACGTCAGCGCCATCAACGGCGACGCCGTGCGCGGAAACGGGCTGCTCTGCAACGAGATCTACATCGGCCAGCTCGTTTACAATCGTACCACGATGGTGCGCGACCCCGACACGCGGAAGCGCGTGCCGCGCGTGAACCCACCCGAGCAATGGCAGCGCCAGGCCGTGCCCGACCTCCGCATCATCGACGATGAAAGCTGGGACGCAGTTCGTCGGCGAAAGTCCCGGCGAGAAAACTGGGACTTCAACAAACAGCGGCGGCCGAAGCGCCTGCTTTCCGGCCTCGTCAAATGCGGCCAGTGCGGCGGCGCCATAGTAGTGATCGGCAGCGAGAAGTGGGGCTGCGCCAATACACGCCGTGCCGGAACATGCACGAATCGCCGGACGATCGACAGCAATGTGCTGGAATCCCGTGTGCTCGCAGGTCTGCGGAAAGAGCTTCTCAGTCCAGAGCGCGTCAGCCTGGTCGTGAAGGCGTATAACCAGCATCGCGCGCGACTTGACCGGGAAGCGTTCGAAGCGGCCGCGACGAACCGCAAGCGGATCGACGAACTGGAAAAGCAGATTGCGAACCTCGTCAGCGCGATCGCCGCCGGTGCGGCCGATGTGCCCGAAATCGTGGCCGCGCTTCAACGCGCAAAGGCTGAACGTGAACAGCTGACCGAAGCGATCGGCTCGGCGAACGCCGCCCAAGTCATCAGCCTGCACCCGGCCATCGCCGAAGCATACCGCCACGCGGTCGAGGACATCACCCGGCACCTGAACGGCGAAGAGGAAAGCGCCCGAACGGCCCGTTCTGCGCTGCGTACGCTGATCGACGCGGTTATCCTCACACCGAAGGAAAACGGCCGTGGAATGCATATTGATTTGGAAGGACGGCTCGAAAACGTCGTGAGTCTCGCTACCGGCGAGGCCCCGATGGAGCGTGAAGGTATGTTGCAAGTGGTAGCGGAGGAGGGACTCGAACCCCCGACACGCGGATTATGA